TAATGACCAAAGAGCATGACGCAAGAGCGGTTATCCGCGAATACATCAAACGGTTTGGCGACACTCCCCAAATCGATGATGAGTCATTGCCCGAGAGAACTTTTCGTTGGAAAGAAGATTTATTTGAATACCAGCGAAAATTTATAGACGACCCGTCTCATTTTAAGACAGCGCTGTGTTCTCGCCGTTCAGGCAAGACCTACGCTTGCTGCTACTATCTGATCGAAACTGCGACAAAGCATCCCGATAGCCTGTGTGCTTATATTGGTTTGTCTCGGCGTAGTGCGAAGCGACTGATGTGGCAGGAGATGAAGCGGGCGAACAGAAAATATATGTTGGGGATTAAGTTCAATAACTCTGAGTTGGTGGCGACATTGCCGAACGGCGCTCAGGTTATCTTAACGGGGGCGAATGATGAAGCTGACATCGATAAGTTACGGGGTTCTACTTACCGTCTTGTTGTTCTTGACGAAGCAGCCAGTTTTGGGGCGCACATGGATGCGCTTGTTGAGGAAGTACTTGAACCCGCACTCGTAGACCATAATGGGACACTGGCTATGATTGGTACGCCATCTGCTGCGTGTTCCGGTCTGTTCTATCGTGCGACAACGGAATCTGATTTTGGGTACAGTAACCACCATTGGACGATTCTTGAGAACCCGTACATTCCCCATGCTAAAGAGTGGCTCGATAGGCGCATGAAGCAAAAGGGTTGGACTGACGAGAATCCTATTTATTTGCGTGAGTGGCGTGGGCGGTGGATTAGAAGCTTTGACTCATTAGTTTATCAGTTCAACGAAGACCGGAATGTTGTGAACACTTTACCGTGGGATGAACATGACTGGCATTATATCCTTGGGGTGGATTTAGGTTACGAGGACGCTACAGCCTTTATCATTGGGGCTTTTTGTGAGGACTTGCCAGATTTCTACATCGTGGAGGATTATAAGAGTAGCAAAATGCTACCCTCTGATATTGCCGAGAAGATTAAGCAGTACGACCGGGAATATGACTTTCGCGTAATGGTTGCAGATACAGGCGGTTTAGGAAAGAGCATCGTAGAAGAGTTTCGTTATCGTCACGGTTTAGCAATACGAGCTGCGGAGAAACGGAATAAGCTGAGTTACATTGAATTAATGAACTCGGATTTATCGGCGAGTAGAATAAAAGTCTTAGAAGGCTGTAGCGTTTTGGACGAGTGGCGACTGCTCCAGTGGGACGAAGACCGGCCCAAAGAAGACGACCGCTTTGAAAACCACCTATCGGATGCGGCACTATACGCTTGGCGTGAGTCTCGGCACTATGCGAGTGTACCAAGAGAAGTAGAGCCCGAGGTTGGTTCCGAGGAATATTACAAGCGCTTAAGCGACCGGCACGAAAAGCAACTACTCGACAAATTAGAGCATGGAGAAGGGAGTCTATGGTGGGAAAGTATACGGCACTAGATGACCAAATCGTAGAGATGGTTATGTTTATGCGTAAAAACGGGGTCAAGCGATTGGTCATGACCGATAGCGGAATCGAAGTTGAATTCCAGGACCGGGGGCCTATGAACGTGTACCCCGAGTTAAACTCCACCGGCTCCGACGAAACCTCATATTACTACATCGATAAGGACAAAAACTAATGTACAAGCCTAAAGAATTTTGGTGGGAGCAAGCCAAGGATATCCACGACGATGTGTTTTCGGCGGTTACGACACTAGCCGAGGACCAGAATTATAGAGCGAAGGATAATCTCAGTTGGTTGCGCCTGTTCTCGAACGTAAATGCTAGCGGGTTGAACTCTGATAGCTATTCTCGGCGCTCGGGTACTCGGGCCGATGACGTTACCCTGAATATTGTGCATTCGATGTGTACGACGGTAACGAGTAAGATTGCGAAGAACCGGCCCAAGGTTACTTTTCTGACTTCCGGCGGTGACTGGTCCTTAAAGCGTAAGGCTAAATTGCTTGATAAGTTTGTGAACGGGCAGTTCTACGCCACCGATATCTATACGACTGCTCCCAAGGTGTTTTTAGACGCCACCGTGTTCGGTACGGGTGTGATGAAGATTTATCAGGACGGCGAGCGGATTGTTGCGGAGCGCGTGTTTCCCAATGAGATAATTTCCGATGATGCTGAAAGTTTCTACGGAAAACCTCGACAAATGTTCCAGCGTAAGATTGTATCTCGTGAAGTGCTCTTAGCTGCGTATCCTGAGTTCGAAAAGGAGATTCTAAATGCTTCAAAGGCTGAAACGAATAACTCCGGTGAAAGTGTTACGTCAAATCAAGTCGAGTGCGTGGAAGCTTGGCATTTGGCTAGTAAAAAGGGTTCCGCTGATGGCCGCCATTGTATCTGTTTAGATAATGTCACTTTATTAGACGAACCATACGATAAAGACTTCTTCCCATTCGTTTTCATTCGTTGGACCGAGAATTTACTCGGTTTCTGGGGTCAGGGACTTGCTGAACAGCTTTTAGGGGTTCAAGTCGAGATAAATAAGCTTCTGAACCGCATTCAAGAGCAAATGCACCTTGCAACACCCAAAGTCTTCATCGAAACGGGCTCTAAAATCTCCAAGGCCCATATTAACAACGAGGTTTGGGGTGTAATTGAATATACCGGGACTAAACCGGACTTTCATGTACCTAGAACGACTACCGGCGAGGTATTTTCTCACCTGGACAGGTTGTTTGGCCGTGCTTATGAGGTTGCCGGAATTTCGGAGATGGCGGCACAGGCTAAAAAGCCCGCTGGTTTAGACTCCGGGGTAGCTATTCGGGAGTTCTCCGACATCCAATCCGAGCGCTTTATGTTGGTAGCTCAGGCGTATGAGAACTTATTTTTGACAGCTGCCCGTCAAATGATTGACATCGCACGGGACATTGAAGAGCAGGGCAATACTTACGAGGTGATTAGCCACGGGGATAAGTATATTGAACGCATTAAATGGGGAGAGATTGACCTTGAAGAAGACCAGTATGTTATGCAGATTTATCCGACTGCGCTATTATCAACTACTCCGGCCGCAAAGTTACAAACGATTCAAGAGATGGCACAAACGGGGCTCTTAAACCCCACCGAGGCCCGTGCTTTACTCGATTATCCAGATTTAGAAGCTGTAAACCAGTTGGCTACTGCATTTATTGACGACGTGGACCTTTTGATTGAGGAAATGATTGAAAAGGGGCGTTATCATCCCCCCGAGACGTTCTCTAATCTTGAATTTGCGATTCAAAGGGTCCAGTCGGCTTATTTACGCGCAAAAATTGACAAGGTTCCGGAAGAGCGCCTTGAATTGCTCCGCCGGTACATGGATGACGCAATTCGGGTAATTCAGACCCAACAAATGGCACAACAAGCGACCCAACAAGCGATGGCACCTATGGAGGGGGCTCCCGCACCAGGTGGTGGGGCTCCTGCGCCGGGGGCTCCGCCGACGGAAGGAGCACCGCCAGAAGCGGGAATTGAACCTGGGGCAATGCCGCCTGCAATCGCTGAACAAATCGCTGGAATGCAATAAACCTTTAAATTCACACTACTAGGAGAAATTATGTCTGAAGCGGAAGTAACTGCGGCCGAAATTGTTGAACAAGCCCAAGGGGGGGAAAATGAAGTTCAACCTGAAGTTTCTGAACCGGGTAATGGGGCGGCGGAAATCCAAGAACCGCCTTCAAATGGAGGTGAGGTGGTGGAGCCGGGTGAGTCACAAGCTGAACGAGCTGCGTTTGCTCGACAGTTTGCAAACCTCGCTAGACAAGAAAGACGGTTCCGAGAAGAAAAACAAGAATTCAAAGGGGTAAAAAAGAAAGCCACTGAACTAGAGGGCCTGCAAGATATGGCCAAATCCGACCCTATGCAGTTCTTGGAGAAGTTCGGAATCTCCTATGATGCCCTAACTCGGCGGGTAATTAATGATGGTAATGTCGCAATTGAGGACGTGGTTGCTCAACAGGCAAAAGAAATCGAGGCATTAAAAGAATTAAATCGAAAACAAGCTGAAGACCGAGAAAATAGGTCGAAAAAGAGGGAATACGAACAGACTTATAACGGATTTATTGACAAGGTTAAAGAATTCGTCGAGAATAATGATCAATACGAGATGATTAAGGCTCACGATGCCTATCATACCGTTTACGAGGTCATGCAAGAGCAATTTGCTCACGATGGCACCGTGCTTGAATATGACCAAGCGGCCAATATGGTGGAACGGTATTACGAGGATGAAGCCGAACGCTATTTCAAGAGTAGCAAGCTGAGAGATCGTTATAAGGGACACTGGCAACCTGAGCCAGAAACAGCGCAAGACGTTAAGCCTAGCCAGCCAGCAACAAAACCAAGGCCAAAAACACTTTCAAATCAATTAACGTCGCAGACGCCTGCGCGTGACAATGAACTTCCGTCTAGGGAAGAGTCACTTGAGAGGGCGGCTGCTATTATGCGCGGCGAGATTTAACTTTGTAGTTTTCTCGCCCTTATAGCGAGGAAAATCATGGCCTTAACTACAGCGGTTACAGAAGCCCTAAAAGAACATTACAAAGCTCAACGAATCAAAGAGATGGTTTATAAGAATAACCCATTGCTCGCTTTGATGCCTAAATATACGAAATTCGGCGGCGAGAATATGCCGATTCCGATTATCACCACCGGCCCACAACGGCGGTCGGCTACGTTTGCCACTGGGCAAGCCAATACTTCAACCTCTAGTCTTAAGCAGTTCCTTTTGACCCGTGTAAGCGATTATTCTTTTGCGTCAATTTCGCATGAGGCAATCAAAGCGAGTCAGGGCAATGCTGACGCGTTTATTCGCTACGCTACCATGGAAATCGATGGGGCTATTCATAGCCTTAAGCGGTCCTTGGCTGTTTCGATGTATCGCGATGGTTCTGGCTCTATTGGTCAGTCAGAGGATAAC